TTTCTTATCACGCATTGGGTCATTTTCTAATGCCGCCAGGATGCTTTTGACTGAATTAAGATCATCTGCACTAGCTCGAGGATTTAACAGTATCTTGGCCACACTATCTCTATCACGGGCAACAACGGTGTTGTCTTCACGCTTCATTAGTTTGGCACCAAACGCATCAAACTTCAAGCCCAAGGCTTTGCCAATGCTGTTCATTAGAACAAAGATTGGTTGTCCTTTAAAGTCTGGGTCACTGTAACTGCCACGTGGGCCATGTTGATGATAAGGAGCAACAATACTAGCGTCACGGATAACCATAACGTCTACTTGTGCTGTGCCTTTTTTGTATGGAATGCCAATGCTTACATTGTTTCCGTTTACCACTGCTTCCATGCCTTTGCCACGGAAGTAGGCTTCTAGACTGCGCTTTGCACTCAGCAGTGGATTCTTTTCTTCATGTGTTCTAAACAGAGATATCACATCATCTGCTTCTACCATGAGATCAATGTCGCCACTTTCTACTGCATACCCGCCACTACCAATATCGGTCTGCATACGCTTGACCAATTCACGTGGTAGAGTCTTTTTAGCCGCGGCAACAATGTCAGGGACATCTTTTCTAGCTACAGGAATTGCGCCAGGTATTGCTTTACCGCCCATAGATTACCCCAGGTTGTTTAGGAAATGTTCGAATTCTTTTGCAAGTTTGGTATCAGCACCTTCACGAATATACTTGCCACCGTAGACTCTACGAGCAGGCTTGCGAGATTCTTTCATACCACCTGCGGCCACCTTAGGTGAGTCTTGTGGAGCAGAAACTGGTGTTGGGCCCAGTGCTGGTCTTTCACTTGCACCAGCTATTGTAGCAGGATTAGATGCGGCTTTTGGAAAGTATTTGTCCATTTTTTCTCTGATATGTTCGATCACAGGACCTTGTAGTCTGTTGTCCATTTCGAAGATGTCATCAAACACATCATCAATCTGACGGAAGATGTTTCTGGCTTTTTGCTTATCGCCAGCTGGCGCATCAGGTGCGGCCTGTTGTATTTCTTGTTTAGCTTGTTGTGCGGATGCTTGTGCTGGTTTTGTACCAGTGGATGCTGATGCTGGAGTTGATGCTGTGGTATCTGTGCCAGACGCATCGTCTTCACCGCCAGGAATACGAATTGGTGCTGGGAAGCCAAGTTGTTTGTAAATTTCACGTACCACTTCTGGCGGTACTTTTTCTTTTACCAAGAACTCTGCAACCACATCACTGTCTGATCCAACGTCTAGATCTTTAAATCTACGTTGAGCACGAGCCGCATCAAACTTCTTGGTAGCTGTTGCCCACTTGTTAGACAACCAATTGCCTGCCTTCTTAAGACCGCCTTCGATTCTGTCTGCGGTTTTGCCGCCCACTGGACCTGTATAGGTTGAGTCGTATGCTTCGTTCAAATGCTGTTGTAACTTTTGAATGTTAAACATCACAACGCTTACACCAGCTTCTGTTAGTTGTATGCCGTTAGTACGTGGCTTGCCCATGCTTTCGTTTAGTGCCCACTTGCGAACAGTGGCACTCTTGTCTACCATTTCATTCATTGGCAGTTTAACAACCTTGTAACCACTTTCCTTCATGGTAAAGTGTGTGTTACCTGCAAATGGATTACCACCGGTACCACCTGTTGGGATATTCATGTTCAGGCCAACTGGCATGTCTTTGCCATTCATTGTGGCTTTGAGTGCCGCGGCAACATTAGGGTTGGCATTGATAATAGCCTGTGTTGTGGTATTGTGTGCTTGTGCAATCTTGCCCAGTTGATCACCTGCAACAGTGGTGTATGCTTCGCTACCAGTGGGAGGAGTTACAGGAGGGTTAGTAACAGTGGTTGGGTCTGGAGTTACTGTAGGATTGGTTACAGGAGGATTAGTAACTGTGGTTGGATCAGTTGTTGGGTTAGTTGTTGGGTTAGTTGTTGGGTTAGTTGTTGGGTTAGTTGTTGGGTTAGTAACCTGTGTTGGGTCTGTTACATGTGTTGGGTCTGGTGTGAATGCATGGCGAACACTATCAGCCGCATTGCTGGCCGCATGTGCCGCACCTACTGCTAGATTCTTGGCACCCATTACAGCCGCAGTCTTGCCGCCTTGTTTCAGCGCATCACCAACTGCATTTGAGAATTCTTTGCCCTGTACTAGACTGTCGATACCTTTAGTGGCGGCCAATAGTGCAGGAATAGCTAAACCGCCACTCAACAATCCGCCTACAACAGCGGCCGCATTCCAAAAGAACTTGCTGGTTGTTGGATACTTTTTAACCAACTGTTGATAGTGGTCAATGCTTTTTAGTACCTGTGCGCCCTTAGGATCATCTGCTAGCTTTGTGGCTAATTTGGCTCTGATATCTGCCCAGGCATCATCTACGCCCTGTACCACAGTTGTGTCCTGTAGTGCTTTACCTAGTCCGGCAATTTTAGCGCCAATAGCGCCAACTGCATCGCCTGCACGACCCATTAGGGTTTTGTTTTGTCCTGCATCACTGAGATTTTTTTCAATGCTGGTAAACAGTTTTTGTAGATCCTGTTGGCCTAGTGCTTGGCCTTCTACAATAATGTTAAGGTACTGTGCTAGTCCTTTGGATTCTACAAATAGTTTTGTTTTTTCTAATCTTTTAGTTGCTGGGGTCGACATCATTCTTTAATCTCCGAATTCCTCTGGTAAACTTAGCAGGGTCCTGTGACCTAATACTGTTAAGTAAACGACGCTCCAATTCGGCCGCTTCATCTTCGACGTAGCTTTCACGTATGGTGTTGATCAGGTTTATTGCACCCTGAATCACGTGACCAGCTCGACTTTCAATAAGCAATGATTTGTCTCTAGCAATTAGATGGTTATCTAACTCGTCTAGTATACTGCGTGTTTTCTTAAGCAAGGCTCTCTGCTCCAAATATAGTATATTTAGTCATAAATGATTTGATTAGAGATTGTTGCTTTTGATATCATCCAGCATGCTTTTTAGCTTATTTCCCTGCACATTTGCCTTGGGCGCAGGTGTTACTTCGCCTGTTTCTGCATCTATAACTGTAGGCGCTACCCTAGGTGCCGAGGGCGGAGATGCTTTGATTTGACTCATAATACTGTTGCTATTCTGGTGGTTGCTAGCACTATCTTCTCCGGAGTCCGTAATACGCATGGTTTCAATATTATAGTCCAGATCAATTTTTTGCCCAACACCAGTCGAAGAGCGAGATTTCATACACTGAATTTGATAACGTCCACGCTCACGCATGGCTCTGGAGGTAAAAATACCAAACACATTATCTGCTGTGTTAATTTTACTAATACCACCAGAAATGTGTGAGTGGTCAAATTCCACTTCATCCACAGCAGAGCGATTCAACTGTGATGCTGTTACTAGAAAAATTGCTTCTTCTTTGGCAAGGTTACGCAGTTCTTCACTCACATACTTGTCCTTAACAAACAAGTCATTTGGGCTTACCTTGGCACTTACTGGCATCAACAAATCCAAGTAGTCCACCATGATAAAGTCTACCTTGCGCCCTGTTTGAATCTGATACTCTTTTAAGAAACTGCGAATGTCATTGATGTTGCTCTGTGCAGGCAACCCCTTGACCTGATATGTTCCGGATTTTTTGCCCACCATCTTAACCTTGAGTTCAGTGGTATCCATGTCTCTACGAATATCTTTAGTGCTCATGTTAGACAGCATGGCATCCGTTCTAAGAGCAGTTAATTCTTCACTCAATTCTAGTGTGATATACACACCATGAAGTCCCATCTGTACCCAGTTTAACGCAATGTTCATCATGACCAAGGATTTACCTGATCCTGATCCGCCTGCAAACACATTCAGCTCTCCGCGGCTCATGCCACCAAACAGGATTCTATCCATCTGCGGATAGCCTGTGCTCATTTGTCCACCAGAGTTAAAATACTTTTCAAGACGAGTTTTGGGATCAGCAAAGTAGTCTGTGCCCAGGTCCTTGGTTAGTGATATCTGTACAGCATCCTTGATCAGTTTTTCTACAGGATTGTAATCACCTTTTTCAATTAGGTCTGCACTTTTAAGAATTGCACGTTCTAGTTCTTTGCGTCTGGTAAAACTTTCAAACTCTTCTAGGAACCAATCACTGTGTCCTTCTACCATGTCCGGCATAGGCTTGAGCTCTGCACCCGATACTGCCTTGATCTGATCCAGTGTAGGAAGTGTTCTGTGTTTTTCTGTATGCTCTTTTAAGAACTTAGCCGCACTACGCAGGCTACGATCAAAGTTTTCTTCATTGTAGATGTTCAGTATGCGCACATAGAGCTGTGCATCATGCAACATCATTTCTAAAAATAGTTTCTGAAAATCTACGCTGTATTCTTTAGTTGTTGTCATAGTTAATTATATATTTTCTTGCGCAAGAGCTCAATCTTTAATCCATTCGATTGTTTGGACTCAATGATACTTTTCAGTACAAACAGCCGGCCCAGTTTCTCAACTGCGCTGGCCACATCTTTATATTCTTCTCTCCAGACAGGAAAGCTCACACTCCAGCCATATTCCAAGGCCGCATCAATCATGGCCTGACCAGGCTTATCCCAGTCTGGAACCACAATAACCTCACGCTTGAGACTGTCAATGATGTCTACCTGTTCTTCGCTGATCTCATTGCCCAGTATAGCAACACCATCTATGGCCATGGCATCCATTGGTCCTTCTACTACAATAACAAACTTACGATCAGGAGTTTGTACATCTGTGTTGAACACATAGTTGGGCTCGTGGCTGTTGAAATACTTGGGTTTTACCTTTTCATCCCAGGTACGACCAGTGTATCCAATCAGTTCTTTTTTCCAATAGAAGGGAATAATAACTCGACGATGCATGTTGTGCTCTGTGCTGTCAGTAACATAGAACTCATAGCGATCAAAGTTCACATGTCTACTGGCCAGATACTCAATGCTGTTTGCAAGCTCAGTAGGAACAGAATAGTTGCTGTCAGTTAGGCTTAGGAATGTGCGATACTCACTTAGGCTTATGGCGCCTTCGGGCAAGGGCCGCGGAGTAAACTTGATCTCCTGAATACGCTTTTCTACTGCTTCGGGCGGCGCAATCAAGTCACGTATGCGCAGAGCTTCAATGCTTAATCGCTGTATGGTCTGGTCTGATGCACCCAGCCACTCCAGTAGTTGTTTGAACTTGTAACCAATTGCTCTACCGGGTCTGTAGCCAGTTTTAAAATGGCAATTAAAGCAATGGTAACTGATACTACCGTCTGGGCTGGGTGCAACACCACCACGTCCGCGCTTGTCCTGCGTTTCTCCGCGATGAGTACAACAGGGCGCATTAAAGCTGATCCACTTGTTGTTGCGTTTTTGTCTAGCAGGTAATAGTGCTAGAACTTCTTGCTGGACAATATCAAACATTTTAACATTATATGATCATTCAAAAGTAAAACCAACCGATTCGAAATTTATAAATAGAACTGATGAATACAAAACAACCAAAGCCCGAATTGAGTGAATACTATCGGCAATTACTTGAGAGCTACCCTTTTATCAGTTACATCGGCTACGGTGGAAACGAATACATTGGTATTATCCAGAACGTAGATGACGTTATTACCAGCGTTTACGATTTTGCCGCTCTACGCACTGAAGAAGAAAAAGTACAGTACCTAGCACTTGGTGAGAACTGGTGGTGGGAAAGCAACCGTTTGATTCCAATTAATGTGTTCCTAAGAGCAGATTGGTCTCCATTTCGTTACAGTTTAAAAACTCTCAACAGTCGCGATGTTGAAATCAAATTTGGGCCACTGGTAAGTCTCAAAGAAATTGCGGCCAAGAAAAGCAAAAGACGATCAATTACTCTTGTTCGCAAGCTCAGCTAACAGGTTCATATTCACAACCACAAGATGAGCATACGCAACCGCGTGGCTCTTCTTAAAATAGTATCCATCATTCTCTGGCTTTTGCCAAACTTCTGTGGCAACATCTGCCCAGGTTCTTCCAACCAAATGACGTTTTGCAGGACGTATAACTGCTAGAAACATAGCAAGTCTAGGAATACTGTCCACTGGCTCCGGCATGCGTTTTAGCAGACTCCAGTGACCTTTAACGTGTATTAGCTCTTCAAAGAACGCTTGTTCTGTGTTAAATAGATCCCATGCGGGCTCTGTTTCTGTGAGCTGTGTCAAGTGTGCTTCATTACGCACATTTTGATACATGTTAACATTCAATAGATCTAACTTGATATAGCCACGCTGATCTGCACTTTCATGATCTATGGTTGCAATACCCAGAGCAGGATCTACTGGAACCGGAGTAACATATACTCCTGTGTTATGTGGTACTAGTTTTCCATCACGCAGTATGCTGGCAGGGGTATGCTTGATAAACTCAAGTATCTTTGTTCTATCACCAAAGTCAATGTCGATATCACTTTTAAATTTCATAAACCTGCTTCTTTCAATATGTGTTTACACCATTCGGCATCTGCCATGTAGTCTTTTAGCTTGCGATGCCAGTAGTCAGGATCAATCCAGTGCATGATTATGTTCAGTTGTCCTTCGTTTAGTCTTTCTAGAAACGCAATACCTGACGCACAGTTGTATATAACCCAAGGACTAATACGGCCGGTAGAAATATGATGTACCACACGATTGTCATTGCCATACCTAAAATAATCGACAAAACCGTTTTTAAGATCCAGGTTATCGTCTGCATAGTTTTGCATCTCCTTTAGGCCACGTTCAAGTGCATCCTGTACACTTTCCTTGCGTAGATACTCATGTAGCCATTCATCATAGAAACTGTCCTTACACCAGTGATCCAGTTTCTTGTTATTTTTTAAAAGCCAATCAGTAAAACTACGATGATTAATAGCATGAATAGCAACACAGTATCTTCCATACTTAACAAAAGCATTGTAATAAGGACTAGCCACAAAGTCATCATAGGTTTTTAGCTTGGCGCTACCTTGTGTTACTTGATAAAAGTGCAGATAACTCTGGAGACCCCATTGTACTCCTGTTTCGTTCTGCTGTTGATACCTGCGTTTGTTCTCGCACAGATGTGCCGCAAGTGTGCTTTCTTTGCGGAATTCCTTTTCGCAATACCTGCATTTAAAAGTACTCTTTGATTCTAGCGTCATCCCATCCATAGTCTCTTGCCAACTGCTTAAGATCTTTTTTATCGTTAATGTCTCGGAGTAACTCAATTTCATCTTCCTTTAGATGAGGATATATTTCACGTAAGAACTTGCTCAGTTTGTTGTCTGAGCCTGCTCGCTTTTTATTGGCTATCCAATTGTGTCGTCTGGTCTTGTTTGCATTTGGGCTAACCGTTGTAGCCAAGAGCCATTGCAGTTTTGGATGCTTGCTCAATGCAAAAAAGTGCTTGTTTAAATTTTCGTTGGTTGCCTGCACATAGTAGGCCTGCACCTTGCGCTCATCTGGTGTGTATGCTTCTACACTACTGCCCCAACGAATCATGAGAAACGTACTAAACTTCTTGCGTTCTTCTTCTGTTAGCTCGTTATAGAACTCTCGGTTCTTGGTATCGAACTGTTTCATTTCGTTTGAGATGTGTAGTTTATCGCTCATGGTTTGCTCAGGGTGTATATAACTATAGCACGTTCAAGTGCATCTTGCAATGCAGGATTTGTCCGTGCCATACGGCGTATCTCTCCCCACATCTTGGCATCTTCGAGATGATCTCGTAGTGGACGACCATCATCTGTGCGTGGGTCGTAGGTGTATCCTATTTCTGTTCGAGTGCTAGGATCTGCACCAAACTCGCGAGCATAAGTTATTCCATCTGCGTTTTCGTAGATGTAGGTTGCACCTGGTTTAAGATTTCCCATCAGTGGTTCCGCTTTCCGTCAAACACACAGTTGAACAACATGTTGATATCTCCGTTATTGATCACACGATGGAAAGCACCATCAGGAATCAGAACAATGTCACCTGACCGAACAACAAAAGGTTCGTCTGTTTCGTCTCCTACAATCATTTGTCCTTGACCCATGATAAAGATATAGACTTCTTCTTGTCCTGGGTGACGATGTCCACGTGTTTGCTGTCCTACCTTGAGTAGAGTACTGCTTAACACTAGATTTTTTAGATACTTGTTGTCTTTTAAAACATAGGTTTCGTTATCCTTGATAACTTCACCGCCTACATCATGTTCGTGTACTTTTTGCATTACCATGCCTTTCCGTAATCAACCACCTCACTTTGTCTGCTCACATCCTTAATAAAGAATGCACACATAGGCCGATCACCTGTGGTTAAAGGGATAGCCAACATCTGCCCTGGTTTGAGTTTAGGGAAATACCATTTAACATCTTGATAGATGTCTACTATTTCCACTGGATAAAATTCTGGTTTAAAACTGCTTAGTGGGTTAAATGTAAACACATTAAATCCACGATCGTTAATACTGGTAAGTGGTACTACTTCTAGGTCGCCTAGATCATGCTCGCCAATCAGGATCTGCCAATCCACTGGCATCTTGATAGTTTGATTCCCAATGCGCAGGACCAGTGCCGGGCTGTTAAATGATTCTAAAAAGATAAGTGGAATAAAAAAGTAGTCTGGGTCTTTGGGGTCGCTGTTGTCGAATACGCAGAAACGAAGGTCATCTACTTCGTCTGGTATGTCATTCATTTCAAATGCTGTATTGTCTAGTGTTAGAATTCTCATTTATGTGTTTTCTCTATTTTGTTTACGGATCAATGCCGCCTGTCTCATTTTTTGAAGTGTTTCTTCACTATGTTTTTTTCCAGTCATTCCTGTCTTGTGTCCTTTTTTAGCATCACTTATTTTTTGACTAAAGTCAGGCGGCTTTGATTTTCCTGTTAATGTAGCAGAACGCTTTGCATTGGACTCTTCTGAATGAACAATACCAGTTAACCCTTTATTCCAGGGTACTTTACCTTTACGAGCTTCAGACATTTTTTGTCTAGTTTCGTCTGAATGTTTTTTACCAGTCCTAGCTTCGGAAATTGCTTCTCTAATCTTTTTGTATTCCCATGAAGTAAATAATCTCTTCTGTCCGGGTGCAATTTGTATAAATTTTCCTACCGCGTGTTGCATCTTTATTTTATCTGCCCCGTTAGTCATTTTTGTTAATAGCAAATGACATACAAAATGTTCGCGGGCTGATAAATTTACAATATTAGAAGCGTCGTTGTTACCGCCCAACGAACGAGGCAAAATATGATGTTTTTCAATGTACCCTATACGCGATTGTGCATTGTTAATAATGCTGTAATACCACTTACTGTATTTGTTTTCTAGGAAGCTCATTGCCATTCCACTTTCTCTATTGTGAAATTGTATTTAGCTTCCTTGTAAAACTGTTTGCGTTTTGTTAGGTGTCGTTTTGCGAACTTGCAGGTGGACGTTATGTCCCAGATCTGTACAAAGTCTTTGTCTTCCGCTTTGCGTATGCCGCGGCCGATTGATTGTATGACTCGAACAAATGACTTCCCGGGTTCAAGAAGTACCAGATTGAAAATACGAGGAATATTAATGCCCACAGCGGCAACACCGTAAGTAGCAACAATAACCTTGCCATCACTGACGGCAACGTCATCATATTCGTCCTGTCTCGCGGTAGCCTTGGTGGCCCCTGATACAAACACGGCATCTTCTATCCTCTCTACTAGAGCTTTACCGGCGGCCACACGATCAACCAGGATCAGTGTATTGCCAGTCTTTCTCATGTGCTCTACTAGTTTACTTATGTAATCTAGTCGGCCCTCTGTTTCTAATAGATACTTTAGTTCGCTTTGATAGTTGCTGTATTCCACATGTTCAATCAGCTGTACAATGTTAACGTGACACTTGCTCAAGTGTCCTGCTTCCTGTAGCTCGCTTGCACTCAGTTGTCCTACTACATCTCCTAGACTACACTTAATAGCCATCCACTCAAACTGCTCTTTAGGGATTGTGCCTGTAAGCCCCCAACGAATTGGAATACGTGCAAATACCCCGGTTAAAAGTGTTTTAAGAGCATCTGCTTTGGCCATGTGTACTTCGTCTACAATCAATGCAACAACGCCTTCAATGAATTCGCTAATGGTTACTTCGCCTATGCCGGCTTGTGTATTTTTTAGCAGTATGTTCAGGCTTTGCCAGGTGCAGATGGTGTGTTGACGTCCGTACTCTTTGTCATCACCAAAGTACACGCCTACATCCAGGCCCATGTTAACATAGTCCTTGTAGGTTTGTGTTACCAGGCTCTTGTTAGGAACAATAATAATGGATCGTCCGTATGCACTCACAGCATCAGAAAGTGCCGCGGTAATAACTGTTTTACCAGCACCGGTAGCAATTTCTTGTACGCATTGTGGGTTGTCAAAGAACCTATTGATGATCTCCACCTGATAGTCACGGATGGACATAGGCTGGCCTTCTAGCGGATGGCCTTTGGGCCACATGATGTGGCTGTAGCTGGATTCTGTTACATAGTCCAGTAGAAATTCACGTTTGTATTCGCGGGTGTCCTCAAGTTCAATTTGATAGCCTTGGTCTACTAGATACTGAATGATCTCAGGTAGCATGTTGATATATGTGCTACCACCAAGTTGAAAATAACTTACCTTGCCGTCCCACCGACCCAGTTTAACCGCTGGTGTAAAACGAGCGCCTGGTATTTCGTACTTGTACTTTTTTACCAGGGCTGTTCTATCTGCTAAATCTAGGCCTTCTATTTTAACGTTAACTTCGTCTTTTATTTTTAAAGTTGCAAACATGTGGTTATAATAACACACACGGTAGTACAAAAGCAAATATCATTTAACCTAATTTCATTTGAGTATAAAATGTTTTCTCAGCGGATGACAACATCTGCTGTTTGCTTGAACCAACAATCATGCCTATCTGACTAACCAAGAGAGGTATGTGTTCTAGAGTACGAATTACCTGTGAGCTGTATATTAATTTATGCTGTGGCAGTACAGTTATGTCCGTGGGTTTTTGGTTCTTGACAACCAAAATTTCCTCAGGTTCAAAATACTGTTTCCACAGTTCCAGGGCATGGCCGTCCAAGGATGGATTGTAGGACACAATAGGATAACGATTGGTTAACTGTGCATACTCAACAATGCGTCCAATGGTGTCTTCTGCTGTGTTAAAGTCATAGCTTCTGTTGGTTAACAGTAGAATATTGCTACCGCTGTAACGAGTGGCCAGCTGTTGCTGTATTTCACTGCTGATGGTATAGCCCATCACTGCACTTAGATCTAGCAAGGTGACCTCATTATCAACGCCAAAGCCACCATGTGCTTCGATGTATTCTATCATGCTACGTGGTGCATTGGTTATACTGTAGCCTGTGTCTGTTTTAATCAGTTCAATTCGGTAGTCTGTTTTTTCACAGTCAATAATACGTGCCATAAATCCTTGTAGTTCTTCTGCTACCTCAAAACCATTCTGACGTGCAAACTCACATACCCAGTTCACATTGTATTCGCTGAGTGCAACCTTCCATATCTTGGCCTCACGGTCAAAGTATATACGGCCCTGACTTTCCTTGACAGCTGACCTTACCAGTTCAATCAATCGATTCTCGTAAGGGAAACGCATCACAATCACTCCATCCGCCAGCTCTACGCTCTTGGTTCTGTCAAGAATGCGCAAAGGCTTGCGATACTTGGGTGTAGTGATTGCATCAATGTCAATATGATGTGTTAACAGTTGCTTCTTGTACTTTTGAATCAATTTGAGTGCCAGCTCTGCTTGCCTGTCTGTCAAGGGCTTGCCTACCATGGTTTGATCTGTTACATTGTCCAGGAAGTTAACATCGTAACGTGCTAGGCTTACCAAGGGTTTAAAGCTGGCAAACAAGGACATGGACAAGGGTGACGCTAGAGCACTTACAGGCTCACGCTTGCCTGCAATTACTTCAAGATAGTCTTCAATGTATTCAAAGGTTTTCATAGCATTAATTATACACGAAAAACAGAGTGTGTGTCAAAAAAAAGACCCTACTACCGATTAGGGTAGTAGGGCAAAAGTGGACCAAGGAAAGGAGCTAACAAACCTCGGTCATAAGCGGAATGTATCCGCTTAATTCTTTACTCGCTACGCATACATGTAGTAGCGGCCATTGCTTCCCAGTTGTTAGGAAAGCTCTTGTACAGTTGTGCAATCTTGATTGCCATACGCAAGCTCATCTCACGCAAACGATTTTGGTTCTTGTCCATGAAGTCAATGATCAGGTCACAGCCAACATCGCTGATGTCTAGATCTTCAAACAATTTACCTGTCTTGGCAATCTGCTTGATACGCAGGATCTTGTCACGCATGGTGTCTAGTGTCAAGTCAAGATAGTGACAACGTGATTGCAATGCATCCAAGTGGTCCTTAAGACGCTGGCTCTTCATTTTGTCAAATTTCAAGTTAGTGATAAAAATCACAGAGCCTTGGAAGTTGAAACTGTTAGGAATGCCTTCTTCCTTGAGCACACGGCTGTCTGACAACCAGCTAATCTTACGCTTCTTGCCTGAGTCTAAAGCACCTTTGAGCAGGTTCAATGAAATGTCATCAAACAAAATAGTGTCGCAGTCATCAAACACAATAACGCAGTTTGGATCACTGTACTTATACAACGCTTGATATAGGCCAATTGCACTGGCAGAACCTTTTACAACTTCTGCTTTGAGTTTGCGTCCTGCAACATGATCAAACAATGTGGCTTTTTCAATTTCTTCTTCAACACCGTAGGATTTGCCAACACCAGGAGGGCCACTTACAATCATTGCACGGATGTCGCCTGCTGTGGCGGCCTTGGTCATTTCATGCAGGATGTTAAAACGCTCTGCAATTTCTGCCATGCGCTCTTCATCTGTTTTTGTGTCTTCGGGTTCTGCAACATCTGCAGAAATTGGACCTGTGTAATCTTCAGCACCTACGAACTCGTAGTCTTTCATGCTGTCAACTTTTACACGGATGTCATCTGGAAAGCCAGGAAATGCGCCACCGTTTTTAACAGTAACATAACCACCTTTGGCTGTGACCTTGAACTGTTCAACTAATTGAAATACCTTACCGCTAACATCTGTTGCACGATAAGCACCTGACTTGATACGAACGAAAGATTGTGACATTTAAAGGCTCCTTTTTTATGTCTGTTTAATTAACTACTGAAACACTAGTATAACCGAAAACGCATTTTCGGTCAACCATTTTTATGAATAATCGTAAAATTTAACTGTTGGATCCAGCTTTTGTAGCTCTTTTGCAACAGTTGTAAGCTCTTTGTAGCGGGCTCGCACCTGACTAGGGCTTAATTCACCATCGCAGGTTAGATTTTCTGGGCTAAGTGCCGCATCAATTTTGTCAGCCAAACGCTGGCGATCTTCTGCTTTGCTTAGGTCAAACTGTGGACCTTTAAAGATTGCGTTCCAATCGTTTGTTTGTTTTACGTATGCTTGCAATGCTTTCATTTTCTGCTCCTTTTGTTTAACTATGAATATAGTATAGCAAAACGGGCATTTCTGGTCAACCGTTTTTGTGTTGTATTTTTACAACAGAATTCGTGCGGGCTCTCTCGCTAGCCCGCCCGCGTTACTTCTTACAGATCTTGCTGTAATTCTTCCTGCTCAACTAGGTCCAGCTCTTCCTTGGTCATGGTCACTTTAACCAAGGCCAGATCAGCATCCGACATGTCCTCCCAATCTGCATCGTCATCAATGCTTAAATCGTAGGTAGGATCTTCGTATGTGTATGCAAATCGGCTCATGTTTTTTAACTCCAGGTTTGTTGATAACAGTTTTAGTATAACAGGATTTTAGACTTGGTCAACCTTGTTATGGTTCTTTGATAACTCTGCTAGCAAAAGAAAATGCTCGTATGCTTGACGCACACTTTCATTCCGTAGCAGTTGTTCTGCTTCTTGGACCATGGCTTCCACGGCCTTTTGGCATGCTTCGCGAGCACTGGGCCATTCAAGTTTACGTGCTTCGGGTCCAAACACCTTGACCAAATGA